AAACTTCACCAGAGGCACCCAGAAGGTCCCGGAATGCCCCTAAAACCCCCTGAATGGTATAGACTACCAGACAGGGGTTTTTTAGTATCTTTGAGCATATTTGGTTCTTTATTCTTGATGCTTGACAATAGGATTGATTTCGATTAGAATACCTTTGTTGGGTTTGAAGATAAGGAATAGCTTTAAGACTTAAGAGTAAAAGAATAAGAAACAAATAGAGTTAATGCTGTAAGCATATTCACGACTGTAAGGAGTGAATGTGTTAAAAACTGTGTGGGGATAGGTATTGACTTATGTGGAAACGCATAGTATAATGTGGAAACACATATGTGGAAACGCACTATACTATGAGAAGCAACAACAGAGAGTATCACAACTCTAAAAAGGGGCACCAGGGGTTTATGAAAAAATACCAGGCATTAGGTGAAACAAAACACATAAGAGTGCCGATGTCTATTGTTAAGAAGGTGAAGCACATTCTTATCTTATTGGAGGCAATTGCTTATGATAAAGGTATAGACAAAGTGAATAATATTCTTGATAAAGTTATCGAAGGACTGGAGGGGTTACAATAAGATAATGTGGTAACGCATAAGATATAACATAAGACCCCTACAATTAAAGTTACTCACCTTGAAAGTGTTCCAATAGTATGAGGGGCAACGGTCGCCACGGTCACCACCCTCACACTAATTCTTTCGCTTTTGATTAAAACAATGTTCGCACAATCCTTCCCCCCCGCTAATGCCCTGATGGACACTATGGGTGCCATTGATTATAAGAAACACTTCCACACTTTTATGGATGCTGTAGAGATTGCTTGTGCTTTTATCGCAGTGATTGCTACTCTTATCTCTGAAAAGTGGGTTGAGAATGATATGACTGAGCGCACACAAATCGCTGCTCTCAACGCATACACTTGGTCTAAGGATGTTGCTGTGCCCGCTGTTAAGAACGCTGCACAGAACACTTATACCTTCGGTGTGAAAGTGCGTGAGGTTTATAACATTCTCACTGCTCGCCAGTTTGTGACCCTTTGAGTTCTATGTGGGACTGATACATAAGTCCCTTACAGTTCAACACACAAACTCCCTTCTAAAATGCTTGAGATTCTTCTTGCTTCTGTGGTCATTGGATCTACTGAAATCGCACCTAATGTTCTGCAGGTAGAGTATCTTACTCCCAGCAGTCAAGTGGTTACTGTGCTGGACAATGTGGAACTAAAAGGTTCACTGAACCTTCTGGATGTGGACTGAATTAAAGTTGCTCACCTCCAAAGTGTTCCAATAGTATGAGGGGCACACACTTTACTCCCCCGCCAACACTTTCTTTCCTCAAATGACCGCTACTCTTCAAACCAACGTGCCCGACACTTCTTATAACGGTTGGGAGAATTATGAGACCTGGAATGTTGCTCTGTGGATTCAGAATGATGAGGGTCTGTATAACCTTGCCCGTGAGGCAGGTTCTTATCAAGATTTCGTCGAACTTGTGAGTGAGTTTATGACTCAAACTCCTGACGGTGTTTCGTTCACTGACCCTGCTCTGAATGTGATCGAACTGAATAGCGACGTGTTCGACTTCTAAGTTATATTTTTTCACCAAAACAATGAAACTGTTTATCATCAACAACGTTCTCTCTGATTGGACTTCTGGAATGGCAGTTATCGCTGCTGAGTCTAAACAACAGTGTCGTGAGTTGTTTATTAAAGAGTTCAGCGAATATCATGCCAATGAGTTTGATGAACACGCGAAGTTCACTGTTATCGAATCGGTGTCAGTTGATGAGGCAGGTGTTATCTCTTATGAGTACGGTGGTGGTTAAGTAGTGTCCCCACAGTAAGCATACATCAGAGGAATGAGAATGCGCCTCTATAAAGACACTCACTCAACACACGGTTCCTAACACTTTCCTTCTTCATTATGTCCAAGTCCGTTATTCTTTCTCTGCTGTCTAAGGGTAACACTGGTTCGGAACTTCTGTCCATTCTCGATGTTATCGTCGCTGATATTGAGCAGGAGAACATTGAGAGTTGTGCGGAAGTCTTTGCCAACTGATTAACACTTACTGTTTCTCTCTTAACTAACACTTTTCTTCGTTATTATGTCCAAGTCCCTGATGCTTTCTCTGCTGTCTAAGGGTAACACTGGCGACGAAATCCTTTCCATTCTCGATGTTATCGTGAGTGACAATGTTTCGGAGGTTGTTGATATGCCTATTCTGGGGCAAAGTGTTCCTACCCTTGAGGAAATCGCGTTCTGATGTATAATGGGAGTGCTGCGGTGATTGACACTGTGGCACTCTTATGTTGTGATGGTTGATATAGGTGAAACGGCAGTGATTTGCCGCCGTTCGTTTATATCGCCGCGCGGCGTTGCGTATATAAGAATTCGGGTCCTTCCCAACCTACAGAGGTGACAAATCGACCTCTAAATATCACTCTCATAAAAATTTTCCGGAGACAAATGAGACCCATAAAAGGACGCAGAACTCCATACTGGAACTTTTATAGAGCAGTTCTTGCAGGATGGTTGATTCGCTACCCAAAACAAACATTCAGGGTTATCGGAGTCCCTCTGGGAATACTGATAGTGCTGATATATAATGCAGCAACAAAATGAGATGACCTCAAAAAAATCCGGAGAATTTTTTTATGACCCAGAAGATTTACCATATCTACGCAAAGGATAAGTGTTTATTTCATTCGGTGAAGGAAGAAGAATTCAAAGTAACTTGGAATACACTGAATCAACTTGTAGGACTAATGCACACTGACTATTCCGTTGAGGATCTGTCATATGAAGAACTGACAATTAGCAAAGAATTATGTCTAAACTCATCATTTTGACAAGGATTGACAAGGCATATATAGACTGATAAAATTGAATTGAAAATTGACGGAGGATTAATTCGTGGCAAAGGGATTCACTGTAAAAGCAGCAGCACCAAAACCCACAGAAAAGGAGTGGGATTATGATGCTATTAAAGAAAGAATGAAAGGAAAGAGTATTATCTTTTGTTTACCTGGAAGAGGATGTTCTTTTATTTTTCTAAAAGCATTTGTACAACTTTGTTTTGATCTTGTACAGAATGGAATGAGTATTCAAATTTCTCAGGATTACTCATCAATGGTAAACTTTGCACGTTGTAAAGTACTTGGAGCAAATGTTCTCAGAGGTCCGAAACAAATTCCATGGGACGGTAAACTTCAATATGATTATCAACTTTGGATTGACTCGGATATTGTCTTTAACTCAGAAAAGTTCTGGCAACTCTGTGATGTTGCACTGAATGAGGAAGGAGAAGAAAAGGAAATCGTTGCAGGTTGGTATGCCACAGAAGATGGACACACAACTTCAGTAGCACACTGGTTGGAGGAAGATGACTTCCGCAAAAACGGAGGAGTTATGAACCACGAAACTGTCGAGTCTATCTCAAAGCGTCGTAAACCATTCACTGTTGATTATACAGGTTTTGGTTGGGTTCTAATTAAGAAGGGGGTCTTTGAAAATCTTGAATACCCTTGGTTTGCTCCTAAGATGCAAGTCTTTGAGTCTGGTGCAGTTCAAGATATGTGTGGGGAAGATGTTTCCTTCTGTCTTGATGCAAAAGAAGAGGGATTTGATATCTGGTGCGATCCTCGCATTCGCGTGGGGCATGAGAAAACTCGCGTAATTTGACAATTAAAACATTATTAAAAGGAGACTAATTAAATGGCTAAAGGCGGATCAAACAAACTTACATTTGAACCAGGAGCACCAAAGAAAACCCGTCAGGGACGTTCTTCTCGTACTCTTTTAAGTGCTACAAGTCGTAATGGTCGTAAAAAGAAGTATCGGGGTCAAGGTAAATAATTACAAATGCTCCAATTAAATCCTCAAATCCCAGTTTTTACTCCTAAAGGTAAAGGTTGGGCATTTTTTTTAATCGATCGTTCTCAAGAACATGATTTAGAATGGGTCGTGTTCCTAGATAGTAGTGGAGAATGTTGGACTTTTAAAAATTCCGATATTCGTATTCAAAAAAATTATACTTTACATCGAAATTTAGATTCATAGGGATAGAAACCCCGTAAAAAGTTCTGATTTTTACCAAAATCAGGAGTAAAAAATGACTAAAAAAGTCGATAAAGACCAAGATTTCATGAAAACTCAGTGGGGAACTGAATATTTGTCAAGTGAATATGGTTGGGACGAAAAAATCAGAAAGCAAAAAATGCTTCGTGAGATTGCAAATGACGAATTAACTCCCAAAAAACACGATTTTTATCATCAAAGTGAAATTCATTCAAAAATTCGCAATGATAATGACTATGATGACTGGAATTATGGAACCGAACCAATTTATGAATCAAAAAATCTCTAATAAATAAGTTAGTTTTATAAGTTTGTATGCCTCTAGAACGGGTAAGTAAGGGGTTTAAAGATTTAAGCATGTCATTTCAGGTCAATCCCCTGAATTATGACCTTATTGCGCTTAAAAATGAAACTGCTATTGCCCGTTCTATTCGCAATTTAGTACTTACATACCCAGGTGAAAGATTTTTTAATGAAAATTTAGGTTCAAAAGTGAGTCGTTCTCTATTTGAGAATCTTGATGAAATATCTGCATCTATAATTAGAGATGAAATTGAGAATACTATTAGAAATTATGAACCAAGAGTGAATTTGATTTCGGTAGATGTAAGTCCAAATTATGATAATAATGAATTCTATGTGACAATAAACTATAGAATTGTAGGTATTGATGTTTTACCTCAACAATTATCATTTGCACTTCAGCCAACACGATAAATGGTACTAGTTAATTTTACCAATTTAGATTTCGATCAAATAAAGAGTTCGCTTAGAGAATATTTAAGAGCGAATTCAAATTTTGTTGATTATGATTTTGAAGGATCAAATCTATCTACAATTATTGATGTATTAGCGTATAATACTTATATTTCCTCATATAATGCTAATATGATTAGCAATGAGGTTTTTATTGATAGTGCTACGTTAAGAGAAAATGTTGTCTCTTTAGCAAGAAATATTGGTTACGTTCCAAGATCAAGAACTTCA